GCCGACGGTGCCGGCGATTGTCCAGACATCGCGCCAGATACCACCTGATCGACGTCCATCGCGTCGATCCTGGCTTCCGCCGCCTTCACCGCCACCTCGATCACCTTCGCCTGGGCCGCGACCGCCTTTGCCCGGTCGGCACGACCCCGGTTCAGGAAAAAATCGATCAGCTCCTCGTAGAACGCCTTCTGCGCCGCGAGCAGCGTCTTGCCGTCGAAGGCGTCCCGCACCTGTTCCTCGGTCACCTTGTGTTTCTCGAACTGATCGGCGAGCAGGCAGCAGATCACCTCGCCCAGCAGCAGTTCGTCAGTGCCCAGGCGCGTCAGCAACGGCGGATCACCCGCCTCGGGCTGCAGCAGATCGATGCTCAAGACGTCTCGCACACGAGACGCCGAGCCGATGGTCAACGCGAGATTCCACTCGCGGCCGGCTGCATCATTGAACGTTCTCATCAATTCCTCCAAGTAAGATTTGCACGCGATGAACCCCGCGCGCACAGGTCAGACAGACGAGCACAGTACCGCAGATATCCTGCTTGCTGCGGCGCATGGTGCGTCCGCAGACAGGACAGTTATCCGTGCCGCGAACGCCAGTGGTCAGTGGTTTGTACTTGCGTTCAGCCATCAGCTTGCGGCCTCGGCACCGTCCGTAATCCACTCTTCGAACTCGGCCAGCTTGGCCGTCACGCTCACGGTGATGCTCTCCTCCAGCGGCTGATTGACGCTGAAGTTGGTGATGGAGTAGTTGCCGAACGGGCCTTCGCTGTTCTCCGCGTCGCGAGCGCCGGTCAGCGGAGCGAGGCGCACGGTGGTCGAAGTCAGGAAAGCGTCTTTGATCGCCTCGAAGGCCGTGTCGCCGGGCTTCCACTGCATCTCGAACTCGACAGTGCAACCCTTCAGCGTCGAAGCCGTTGCCCGCCAGCCGGAATTGCCGCGAGTAGTCACGTCCGTCTCGCCAGTCTCCAGCGACAGCGTCACGTCCTTGACGTTGTCGACTTCTGTCAGAACAGCGAGTGCAGCGTCGGCAGCGCCCTCATACAGCTTCGCGTCCATTCCCAATACATAGGTCGTGGCCATGGTTGTGTCTCCTCACTTCGTGACCGAGTCCTGCCACATCTTAGGCAGGCCCGGCAACTGCTTCTGGAATGCAGGCCCCATGTAAGGGCGTTGCTCGATTTTCACGACCGGGATCACTTCCGGGCCGTACATTTCTTCGTTGAGTCGATTCGCTCGAGCAGCTTGTGCAGGTGTCAGCAGCTTCGCATAGCTCACCCGCCTGGTGCGGCCTTTCCAATCTTCATATTCCTTCGTATTGACACCCCGCCTGCCATCAAGCTCGATCTCACCGCTCCCGCCAACTCGCCGCTTCCGCCGGCGTGTATTTTTGATGCCGCGCAACATGCCGCCATACTCGAGAACGCTCGGCGCCTCGCCGTATCTGCTGCCTGGCAGCCGCTCGGGACCGATCACCACAGATCGAGCGTCGCGATCGTAGGCGAAGAAGATGAACCGCTTGAGAAGCCCCGTGTGGCTGCTGGGCGGCTTACCCGGCCGGCTCGCCTTCTTGCGCTTGCGGATGCTCTGTTTCGCGTTCGCCCGGACATAGGCTCCGAACCTCGACAGCACGCGGCGCGTCGCCTTGTCGATGTGGCGTGTCACCTCGCGGCTGTCGAAGAAGATTCTGCCGGGCTGAAGCTTGATCATCTGGCGATGTCCTTCACGACCTTCGCCGCCTCTGCATCCACCGCGTCGAGCGTTATCTGCCACAGGTCGATGTTCTGTTGAGCTCCTTCGATGTCCACTCGAAACGAATTCTGATAGTGCTCGATCTCTTCACGGCTGTGATACGTGAACGTGCCATCGCCATGCTGATAACGCAAGCCGCTGGGAGTCACCACAGATGTCGGCGACAGTATCCGTGAATGCTTCTCATCAATCTCTTTCTGAATCACGTCGCGGGCATATTGAGCCTTGAGAGGGGCATACTGAGCCTTGAGAGGGGCCAATTCCTCCTCGGTCAGCAAGTCAAAATCTTGGCCTTTGTCCTTCAACCATTTCACAAAAAGATCAGACTCAGACATTGATATGTCCTCCTCTGCAAGGCCGAAGATAACGCACCTCGGTCGACGTTTTCGGATATGGTCGGGGATCAATCGTTCGATATACGGCCATCACGTCGCTATATCCCTTTGTGCTTGTCCACGTCCATCCGTAACTGACGTTTTCCGCTTGATTGGTGAACTCGGAGCATATGGCACCATAGCCTCCAGCTTCCGCTTCCCAATTGCAAATGCTCAATGCTTCGTGAACATTGGCCAGCCGCCAATTGCTGTAGCCCGCAAACTCAAAATCGTTGCAGAACTGAATCGCCAAGGGCCAACATACAGGCCGCTCGTGAAATTCCTCCTCTGAACTCTTCATTGCACCAATGTGAGGCACCCTCACCCATCTTTCACCTCCAAACGGATCACCTCCAGGTGCCGACCCCGTATGTGCCACAATGCAACGATAGGCTTTGGCCAATCCCCATTTCCCGGTGGTATCAGTCGATGGATTGACGGCTCCCCCATTTGCAGGCCCACTACTTTGCAAAGCTCGCCAGAAGTATCTGGCATTGCCTGTCCATCCCTCATCACTGTTAACCGGACTGTTTACATCCATCCACGCGGCGGAGATACCCGCATAATAATTCGTTCCACTGTCCCATTGAGCGATGCTCCCAGTTACATAGTTGTAACCCGTCGCCGGACCACAAACGATGTCCCCCACAGAATACTCGGTGTTAAGCACCCACCAACCCTTCGGCGTCCCGAGCCGCATGTCCTTGACCCACATCAGGCCGGTCGCATTATCAGTGATCGTCCCGTCGCCGTTGTCGGTGAACCGTTCGGCAGGAGCGTAGCCGGCTTGATAATACGCATCGTCCCCGTCAACACCGGCAACCGTTCGGCCTGTTTGTGGCAAGCCGATCAAGTCTGCTCGTTTGCGGAATGCCATTACACACCTCCAGCCTGGCCGACGACCGTCACCACGTCGGCCGCCGTGCCTTTGACCTCGATGGTTGCCAGGTCGATCCCGCTGAAGTGATGGTACTCGCTCGGCTCCCACAGCACTTCGACGCTGGTCTCACCGGTCGTGCGGAACAGCACGTCGGCCGAGTTGTCAATCGCACAACTGATTTCGCATTCGGTCAGCACGAGCGACGCGGCAGAGAGCTTCTGCCAGCTCGTGGTAACCGTGATCTTCCGCATTATGACGTTTGCTCTGGCCATTTTATTTCTCCACGAGCATGTGATAGGTCATTGTGATGACGCTCGTAAACACGTGATGCGTCGCCAGGTGATCCGGCGAGTAGATCGGGTTGTTCTCCATCCGCACCCAACGGGCATAGGTGACTGCTGTCAGGCTGAGGCCTCGAAGGTAGTCGCCGACCTCCTCGACCAGGTCCATCAGATCCTCGATCTCGTCGTCAATCTCCTTGCCGACGTGCTTCTGCACTCCGATGTCTATCTGCACCTCATACATCACCTGCGAGCGCGTCTCAAGCTCGGCGTTCAGCGATCGCGGCACGACGATCACCTGCAGTGCGGTGATGTTGCGCAGGTCGTACTCGGGCAGCACCTTCCTTTCGGCAATGAACTCGAGGCTGAACGTTTCGTCGGGCGCCGAGTTCAGCTCCGTCACGACTGCATCGGCTACATTGAGCACAGTCCGCATATCATCGTCTCGCAAAAATCAGGATCATCCCGACAACCAGTGAAGCCGCGCCTGACGCCATCGCACCGTATGCCAGCCACCTCATCCGCAAGTACGCTTGAACCGCCTGCTCGAGACGATCTACACGCAGATTCAGGCCCGGCTTGCTGTTGCCGCGTAGCGACTCATCGATACCATTCAACTGCGTGAACAGTCGCTCAAACGCGCCCTTGCACGTATCCTCATATCGATCACATTCGTTCACGACGCAGCTCCTACGTCCTGTGTGTGAATCCGTCGCGTAATCTGAAACGCATCGCTCCACGTCCAGCACGTGCCGTTGACGCGAACGACCTCGAAGGTCCTGTCATTTGCCGTGATCGTGTCGCCAGGCTCAGGCGTCAATCCGAGGTCGGCGTCGGTTACCAGGAAATCCATCACCGTCGCCTTGACCGTCACGCCGGCGTCGTCAGTCACCTCGCATTCGGTCCGCCCGAACGTGGCCGCCACGGGCACGCTGGTGGCACCCTGCGTGTAGACGACGTCAGTCGACATGTGAGCTTTGCGCTGCGCCTCAAGCCACGCAGCACCTGTTCTCAACAGATCGCCCATGACTCACTCCTGCTGCGTCAAGCAGCTTCGCCATCGTGACCGGATCCGCGAACTCATCAGGCGTCCACTGCCGGCACGCGAGGTGCTCGAGGAAATTCTGCACCGCCGCCTGATCCGGCCGCCATCCCGCGAGCATATCGAGGATGTCGGTCCGCAACGTGCCCTCGCACGTCTGCCTCACCACGCCGGCATCGATGCCCAGATGCGGGCCGAACGCGAGGGCCGGCACACCGGCGGCCAAAGTCTCGACGATGGTGTTCGAATTGATGGTGATGATAAACGCAGCGCCGTCGAGAGCTTCGGCCAAGCCAAGACCGTGCTTCGTCTTGACGTACACGCCGCGGGCGTCATCGCCCCCCGGCAATGATTTCAAGAGGATCTGCCGCGGCGAACGTTCCGACGGATGCGGCCGGAAGTACACCGGGACGGACATGTCCTTTGTCGCCCGGTGCACCAGCCGCTGCAGCGGGATCGCACTCTGAATCGGCGAGTCGAGCATCTGGCTGTCGCCCATCACCTGGCCGATCACGAGGATGTAACCTTTCCGCTTCTTCATCGGCCGGATGCCGTCGGGATAGAACCTCGCCAGCCGCTGCTGCCCTTCAGCCGGTGCCGGATCGAGCAGCTCGCGACGCCAGCTCGCCCAGTGCAGGATTCCTTCGTGATCCGCCTGGCTATAGAGCTTGCGCTCGTAGAACCCATGCTCGATACGAATGACGGGGATGTCAAACATCCTCGCTATCTGCACCAGCTTCTCGCCGGCGGCACGCATTCCGTTCCACGTGACCAGAACGTCCGGGATTTCAGCCGAGGCCTCGAACGCCTTCTCGGTGCTGTGCCGCTCGACTCGGAAGCCTGCAGCGACCAGTCCGCGAACTACTCCCGACCACAGATCGGTCGTCTCGCTCGGCACCGACCTCGACGTGCACGCGACCAACGCGGTGCGCTCGCCCTCGCCAAACACATTGTCGCCGATCGGCGGATGTTCGCTGAGATTCACGTGCTTGTTGCCGGCCCACAGGTGCATCGAAAACGGGAACTGACCGCCTGTCTCGGCGACCGTGCGGCAAGCAGTCATTCGGCCACGCCGCACCTGGCGATAGAGCTTGCCCGACCACTCGGGCCGGATCCCGTAGAACCACGGCCGCGCGACGATGTCCACCAGGTCGCGATGCTCGCGAACGAAACGAGTCAGCAGTGCGGGGCCGAACGCCACGCGATCCTTCGGTTCGGTGGCCATCAGCATCCGCTTGAATGCCGGCCAGCCCGGCCAGTCGGTCGAGACGCCGATGGCGCCGTTGTTGATCCACAGCCGGTGCTTGCGCTCGTACTGCTCGCCGACGATCATCCGACGGCCGTCGGGACGATACGCGTGTTCGATGTCACACACCGGACGCAGCGGCCACGTGTCGGTGTCGAAATACCAGCCGCCTTCGCGCTCGAGGATCGAGTACCGCAGCAGGTCGGCTTTCGACGCGAGCTCCTCGAGGCGATCGTAGATCGACCGGTAATCGTCGAGCAGGGCCTCCTCGCCGTGGATGGTAATCTCGTGATCCGGATTGAGCCGGCGGAATTCATCGATGTTGGCCGCCGCCCAGTCCGGCATCGGATCGCCGATCCAGATGAAATGAATCTTGCGAGAGAAACTCACAGCAGGCTCCTGAGCCAATCGAGTTCGATGGTGTCGCTTACAACGGAGGTCCACGGGGCGTAGCGCTGCCATTCGACTCGATACTTGAACGTGGACAGAACCGGCTCATACTCGTAGAGCCGATGCTCGGTGTCGTGACAGACAAACAACGTTGTCTTTTCACGGAGTCGAAGGATCGACGGTGCCCTGGTCTTCACCGGATGCTGGTCGACCAACACGACCGACCAGGGAGAGGGGAGCTCGGGTACCTCCTTGGAAAGCACCACGCGGTGCTGATCGGTATTGAGGTGCTTGAAGCGTTCATACCACTCAGCATTCGATTCGACGCTGACGAGCCTCCTGCCCAGGCACAGGGCATGCAGCACGGGCGTGGAATACAGACCGCAGCCCAGCTCGAGAACCGGGCCCCCTGAGTTTGCAACGCACGCCGCAAGCAGCGGCAGGTGAGTGGCGTAAGGATCAATACTCAACATGCTGCTTCCCCCAGTCGACTCCCTGATTGCGGACGATGGACTGATCGTCGCGCCACATCCGATGCTGGCGTTCGTTCTGCTCGACGTCGATCACGTTGCGCGGGCCTGCGTTTCTCGGTGCGAACATCCCGACGGCATACTGACCGGGCAGGTGCTCGATCTTCAGCCCCTGCCGGCCGAGCCTGGCGTACATGTCCAGATCCTCGGCGCCGTAAACGATGAACCGTTCGTCGAACCCGCCGATGTCGATCAGGTTCTTCCGCTCGGTGCCCCACCACATCTGCGCGGGAATGAGCTGATCCATCCCGCCCCGGAAGGTCGTGCCACCTTCCACTAGGGCAGTCTCGAGCATCCACCTGCCCCAGCAGCGCCAGTGGGCGTTGTGGTCGACCTTGAGCATCGCCGCGATCGGATCGCGGCAGTGGATGACATCGCAGTCGAGGAATGCAACCCGCTTGCCGCGGGCGGTACGCAGGCCGACGTTACGCGCGAGGCCCGGACAGTTGGGCTTGCCGACGTTGACCGTGCGCCGAACAAGTCGCACGTTGAGGTGCCCGAACTCGCGCCGGACATGCTCGTCGGTGCCGTCGACGGAGCCGTCGTCAACGACGATGATCTCGAAGCGCCAGGGCGGGGAGTCGGTACGCAGCAGAGATCGCACGCACATATCGACGTAGCTGCGACGATTGAACGTGGGGATGATGACGGAAAGCTGCGGAGCTTGGCGAGGCTGTGCTCGAAACAGGAAACAGCCCACCGAATCATCGCCGCCGATCCATTCGCCGCCCAAGGCCTCCCAGTCGCGCCGCGGCCACCAGAACTGATGCCGCTCGGATGCGTTGTCCCACATCGCCCCCTGCGGGTACTCCCGGATCGGCGTGTTGACGACCACGCCCGCCGTGGCGATCGCACGAGCGCGATCCAAACACTGCCGCGCCTCGTGGGGCTGCAGGTGCTCGAGCACGTCGCCCAGCACAATGGCATCGTAACTGCCAGGCGAGACCGACTCGAAGAAGCCGGGCAACTGCGCCTGGCGGCCGCCGACCAGCGTGTCATACAGCGACAGCGACGGCCAGCCTGCGGTCTGCCTGCAAATCGGATCGACAAGATACCGCAGCCAGCAGTCGGCGCCTGTCAGCTCGGCGTTCGGGAACGCCTGGCGGATACGTTCGCCGAGGCAACCGGCGCCCATCCCCGCATCGAGGATCCGCGGACGCAGCCCAAGGCTCAGCGACTGCAGGGCTTTGATCATCGGGCCGTGGGTTGTCGTTCGACTACGCGCCATTCGGTTCCTCCCGATCGTTCAAACCGCCTTTGATGAAAATGGCATGATTGAACTTCGTCTGCAGCGTCATACCGACGCCGGTCTCGTGGCTCCAGTCTGCCACGGCGCCGGCTGCCAGCTCGCGCCGGCCTGAAAACCAGTCGTGCACCGCGATGATG